AAGAAGGAAGAAATGTTTCTTAATGAACTAGATAAACTAGAGTCATTGCTTACAAATGTGCCAAGAAATATTTCAAACTTGTTTGGTGCTAATCAAGACTTTGTACCTTTTTTTCAAATGTATATCAATGCTATGGTTAAAGAAGGCACACTGCCAACTAACAGTAATCAGTTTATGCAAGGCTTTCAAAAATTTTATATTGATAGAATGCAACAACAAATCTCAGGACTTAAAGCACAAAAGGCATTGGCATTAAGACAAGACAAAATTAAACAGATGCCACAGTTTCTTAATAAATTGAAAGCACCGTTACAAAGGATGTTGTCTTTTTACAAACAAGTGCAAAAAATGAAAGCGATGATTCTTAAAAAAATGAATCAAGCAATGGCAATAGGATCATTCGCACAGACAGAAAATGGATTGGTGGTTACAGATCCTGAAGGCTTTGTTGCTGTAGATAAAACAGGAAATGCTGTTAAACTTGTTGATAGATTAGGATTCTCAAGGCGTAATTTGACTGCTGTCAGCAAATTCAAGAAAAACATTTAAAGTTTCGTTTACCTGCTTACTAAGCTGTTCAGAATCAAAAAATAAATCTTTGTTATGTTTTCTTAGTGCTTTAGTCTGCAAATACATATCTCTCCAATCAAAATTTTTTAGATCCTTACATAGTTGTACAATTTTCTCAATACGTTTGTTTCTGTCAATTTCTAAATCATAACTTTCGTTGAAGTAATTTGAAAATGTTTTAAAACCAAGTTCTTTTAATTTTTGCAGATACAAATAATTGCCATGAACTATAAAAATTTGTTCAGCAATAATTGGTTTCCATATTTTTTCAGTCATAAACACATCTGTTGAGTTGTCATTTGTTTCACTTACAAGACTAAATTTAGTATCGTTATAAGGCTTTTCATAAATGTCTTGGTCAAGTCCTCGGAATGGATATTGATTTACTCCTGGTAATTCATAATCTTTACGCAAAGATGTTTTATCATATTGGTGGAAACAAAATAAACTTTGATCTAACACATTATCTTTATGTAAATTTTTATATAATTTTAATCTATGTTCTCTTTTACATTTGTTTAGATATAGAAAATCAAAGTTTTTAAGGGTATGGTTAAAATTGTATTTTACATCCTTATGTTTTTGATACATATAAAACCAAAACCAGCTGACTCCACCTGTCCATTTAATGTGAGGTAAGTCTATCTCTGGATAAATTGTTGTCAGTTCTATATTCTCTAATGATTCCCATGGATTTGCTTTAATAAAAACAAAGCCTTGACTATGCAAAAGCTTACAACGTTTTGTTAGTTCTTGTGCAAAATCTGGATTATCTTTTATTCTAAAATTTCCTTCTCTGCAATCCAAAATTGCAAATTTACGGTCGTATGAATCTAAATTGTACTGATGTAAAGTATAATATTCACCAGTCATATCAAATTTTTGTTTTTGTAAAGTATGCATGTTTATAAACTGTTCAAGGTCAATATGATTACCAGTTTTCATGACATCGGTTAATATAAAGTTATGTTGCATTAGTGCTATAAATATGTGTATGTTAACACCTTTTTTACAGTATGTATCTGAAGGACGTGTAGTCAGACGACAAAGCGACCTAGGTAGATATACCTTTCAAGAGATCACTGAAAGAATATATTTGTCGTTTTTAGCATTGACGCTTCTTAGGAGTTTTGATCAGACAGTTGGATTTGTTAATGCATATGCTACGGCTACACTTTCATATGGTAGCTTTGACAGAGTGAGAACAACCTCAAACGATCTTCATAATATGCTTGCTGTTGTAGCTGGTGATCCTTCTATATCACAAAAACTTGCAAACAAAAATACGGCGATGGCGCAACGACAACGTCAAAGCGTTCCTGTGCTTGCAATCAGAAGATATCTAAAGGATTTTAAAAATGCATTTTCTTTTTTATCAAAACTGGAAAGTGCTTTAGGAATCACAAATGGTGATTATAGAAATCTTAGAAGAGCAATTTCTGACTATGCTAGATTAGATACTAAAAGAAAAAAAGCAACCACAACTAGATTACTTCAGGCTCTGAAGGCAAAATTAGGTGGTACAGACATACAGCGAAAAGCACAAGAGTTTGCAGACAAACAAAAATTAGAATTAGATAATGTCATAGATGCAGAAAGAACTGTACCTGGCGTGTCGATGAGCTCAGATGAATTAAGTGCATATAGACTTTTAGTTGGATCTAACAATGTAAGGCGAGCAAAGGTTGCCGCTGACATGATAAGACAAGGTAAAGCTGTACCAGCACCAATACTACAAGCCTATGCACCGGTTGTCAAAATGATTGATGACATTGCTAAAGGAGGATATAGTTTTGTAAGACTACTACAATCAATACATGACCGAGCAAAGAAAAAATAAGTGTTTAAGATGTGGCTGTGATCCACACTGTAAAAAAGATCCTTGTACAAACTGTGATCTTTGCAATACCTGTGATTGTTCTAAATGTTTGCAGAAATCTCAGTAGACTCACTGATTAAATATTAATATGCCTATTACACCTAACAATTTTAAAGTCACTGATGCAATTGGAGAAACAGACAATTTTGCAGGTGCTGACGTACAGTTTTTTCATATCACTTTGATTGGTAATGATTCATCAGCAGTTGATCTAAGAACTGAATTGGGCTTTGATGAAACAATGCACAACATCACAAGAACTATTTTACAACGTGGTACGATCATATATCAAAGGATTGACAATGCGGCTACAGGTAGAATAGACGTCACTATGGAACGTTCTGGTTGGACAGCAGACACATTAGAAACAGCAATTAGAGCCATGGGCACCACCGTTGGAGTAAACAATAAAGACGTTTCTGAATCACATGTAGTTGAAACAGGCCTAAAACTGGATAATTCTTAATATCATGCGACAAACTATTTGGCAAGACAAATGGATTAGTCTATATAATCCAGAGCATGAACACACAAATATATTTTACGCTAGTGTGAAAGGAATCAAAGGAGAACAGGTTGTAGATCATGGTCCAAAAAATATACATAGGATATTATACGAGGAGTCTTTAAGATATATTACCAAGAAAATAAATGCTGTGGATGTTGGTTGCAGAGATGGCGAGTTTACTAGATATCTTCAATGGAGTTTTAATCACGTGTATTGCTTTGACTATCGTGCAAGAAAACAATTTCCAATGAACATTGATTTAACTAAAAACAAAGTTTCTCATTACACCTATGCTCTGGGAGATTCTATAACACGTGAGTATGCCAGTGGCCGTGGAAACTTTAGAAGCCGCACAGTTGATCCTAGATGGCCAAAAAAGAAAACAAAAATTTACACATTAGATTATTTTAATCTAGTGGATATCAATCTGATTAAGATTGATGTAGATGGCATGGATGAAGAAGTGATTAAAGGTGCTGTTAATACAATTGAGAAATATAAGCCTATAATTATAATTGAAGAGCTAGAGTCTGATAACGGTACTCCAAATCACAATGGAGTTGAATTAATTAAAACATTTGGATATAAAGTAGCATATCTACATAAAAGCCCTGGTTTAATCCACAAAGACTACATTATGGTGCCAAAAAACATTATAATATAGCATAATTTACCAACCTTTACCATAAATATAAACAAATGTCTTCGGAGCGAGGACATTGTCATAATATCAGAGAAAAAAAAGGAGGATATAATATGGCATATACAGGAAGCAGTGTTGCTGGTGGAGAAGGTAACACAACTCACGTAGTCACAGATGAAACTTTTTTAGGAAAACCTTTAGAGTTTGTTATTGTAGATATGATCAGTGCAGTTAACGCTAAAACTGCAAAAGATTCTACAAGAGATCTAGTGCAAAAAACAATCGGTACTTACGCTAATATAGTTGGCGCAGGTGCATTGATTAACTCCAATACTGAACAAAACTTTATCGTTGAGCAAGCAGATTCATTTGTTGGATCTCCTGCAACTTCAGGTACAGGTGCGTTCACATTAACAACAACAACTGATGGTTCTTCTGTTGGCACATTACAAACTGCAATCAGAGCTTTAGGAACTGTAGACTCAGTTAACTTATCTACTGCTACTGCAACGGCTACTAAATTAGGTGTTGCTTTAGGTAACGTAGTATCATAATCATAAGGAGAATTAATTATGGCATACGACGGAACAATATCAGCAGGTGGACCAGGAAACTTTCAATCACCTAACCTTGCACATGAAGGTGAGGGTTGCAGAGTTGACTTTATAACTGTGGATTACATCAACGGAATGAATGCGGAAGTTACGCATTCAACTGCATCAGCGGCAACCGCTGGACTTAAACTATCTATGGAAGCTATCCAAAACCAAGGTGTTAACATCTTAGGTCACGGTACTCTAGGTAACTCAAACACAGAGCATACTTACATGGTTAGAGCGGATGCTTTAGATACAATCAGTGGCACTACAACAGTAGCGGCTATACAAGCGGCAATCAGAGCACTCGATGCCTTGACTCCAGACAAAGTTACAGCAGATATTAGTTCTGCAACAGCGGCTGACAGAGACATGAGTGATACTCAGGTAGCATAATAGGTTAATATAGGAGAAAACAAATGCCCATTACAAGTAACGCAACAACAAACATGTCAAGAAGACAGGCATTCAATGGTAAAGGTCTTACTTTTATCGAGTGTATCTTCAATGACGGTATAACTTCAACAGCAAGCACTCCAGACACTAAAGACTCTACTTTTCAAAAAGTAAGAGACGCAGTGTTAAACACTGGAACTTTACTTGCTCAGTCATACAGACTAGCGGCAAAAGCAACAGATGATGATGCATCAGAAGTTGCACAAGTAACTGCTAACGACTCTATTGATTCTTATCAATTCATAGTTGAAGGAACACCAGGTCAATTTAACGACGCAGACTCAGCTGGTGACATTAATTTAGATCCAGACCAAGCGGCAGCAAGTGATCCAGGAGTGATCGCGGCGGCTGAAGCTGACATCGAAACAGACATTCTAGCTAGAATAGACGTTGGAGATTCAGCAGGTGCAGTTCAAGTTAAAGTTAGATTCCTTCCAGCAGACGGTGTAACATCAGCAGGTGTTAACGCTGTATTTGGAATGTTTGACCAAAGAGGTGATGCATAATATTTTATAATATTAGCATCTAATATTACCAAAGGGCGGATCTTTAATTAGGTTCGCCCTTTTTCTTTTGAGTAAATATTCTTATGCCAACACCAATAGAACAAACCATTGCAATCATATTAGATCCTGCAAGCAAATTACGTGAAACAAATCCATTAGTATATTGTGTTCCACCTGATAGTGTAGATGAACATGAACCTCGCATGAGATATTTTGATCTACCTGATGGTGATCTATCTAAAACAATGAGAAGATGGATGATGACTGAATATGGGGATGCACATTTACAAAGCGAACCAATTGAGGATAACCTTGATCAATCTGAAATATTTGCAGTCATCAGAGAACCAAAGACTCGTTGGTGGCAAGGAGTCAAAGAGTGGATGACTTGCTTGCCGTATTACTCATGGTGGGACAATAAAAAAATTATGGAACAGTGGCCTCACTTTGATAGATTTACAATTGCTCAACATACAACATTAGATCAAGTAAAAGGCATCAAACATTTTATAAAGGGCGATCATAAATTGGCAGAAAGGTTTTCAAAGTTTTGTCGTAGGCATAGATTAAGACAGTATGGAAAATTAGAAATGGTGCATAACTTAGAAGATACTTTTCCTGATAGGAAAAAAATGCTTGATCAAGGTATAAAACAATTACGTGCCTGGCTTAAGAAAAATCCTGAATATGAAAAAAAGTTAGATGATTATCTTGCACCAGACTACGCTTATTGGGAGAGGGTAGAAAATCAAGTCTAATGTATGAGTTTAGAGTACACACCTTAGTAGACATCACTCAAAATAGTAAACTACAACAACAGTTTCCTTTTGTAGGAGATGATGGAGAACTAATACATAACAAAGACACTTTACAAATTGCCAAAAGCCAAAACTCCAATTTCAATACATTGATACAGCTTCTACAAATAAGAGGAAATATCACATGGGAGGAACCTCCTATAAAAATTAAAAACACTTTGGGTAACACTGCTTTTGGTGCATACTATGAAGGCACGCATAGTAGCTGGCACTTTAAATTTTTTGTTGAACAATCTAGTATCTATGGAGACGAGCGAGATCAGACAGGACAACTCAAAGATGATTTTAATCTAGTCCCTGTAATTAATAAACTTAAAGAATCGGCTAATTTTCCACTCAGCACATTCATAACAAAAAATTTAACGCAACCAACTCTTAATCCTGTTACACAGAAGCAAAAAGTCATAAACGCACTTACAGGTGATATAATAAACACCTACTTTTCATACGCTGGTTATAGCGATAAATAACTATGATTACGGCGCATATTATAAATTTAAAGGCACATTCAGGCAATGACTCAGGCTCAATTTCAGGCTCTAATATTGGAGGTTCAAAACCTCAAAGGTGAGATAAGAAATTATATGAGTACAACAGATTTAGAAAAACAAAATTTAGAAGCACACGTTGATCTTTGTAGTGAAAGATACAAAGGTTTACACGATCGACTATCTGCGATTGAAGTTAGATTGGGGAAGATGAATGAAGAAATGACTCAAGGCCATAAGTCCCAATCAAAAACTATTATAGCCACGGCAGGAACAGTGGTTGCAGGATTACTTTCCACAGTTGCAGTGATCCTTATGAAGTTTCCTGGTTAATATAACTAATATTACCAATCATTTTTATGTTTATACAAATAGCCCCTAAGGTAAAAGTTTATGTGACGGATTCACAGCTAAGATTTATAAAAAAATATTCTAAGGCAACTTTTAAAAATACAGATTTATTACCAGAAGAAATGGAACTTGCTAAGACATTGGCTGACAAAGCCATATTTGTAAGGAAAAAACTTGACATTGGCGTACAATATGCTTTAAATAAACGCATAAGATTTGTACACAATGGCACTACAAAATAAAAAAGAATTTGTTAAACAGATAGAAGCGTATGGCCTTAAGAATAAACTGGCCGAGCTTATCCGTAAGCAAGAAGCCAAAAGACCTTTTAGACACTTACCAAAGCAATTTTCGAAAGGAATACTTATTGGCAACATTGCAATTGTCCCAAAAAAATCCTCTGGCACTAGATA